TAGGAATTCGCCGCTCCTAGCCTCTCGCATCCAGGTCACGCCGGAAGCGTCGCGAAAGGACACTGCTACCAACGCTGGCGCAGAGATCCACTTCTCGACCAAAAGTACGTCGTTGCCTGGTTCGATATCCCCTGCTGAGGACCGCGCATAGCGGTAACTCGTAAGGAGTCTGTAGGTTTCTCGCGTGTACGCGAAAGAGAGCGATCCAATGAGAATTGTGAAGAAGCGGCGGCTCTTAAGTAGAGCCATGACCGACGCCGCTAGTTCGTTCGCCGCCTTCAATATGTACTCGAACTGTACGTCTCCAGATACCGAAACGTACAGTTCGATTTCGGCAAGTGGACGGTCTGAATTATTTCGGACGGTATATTCGACGACGTCCTCGCCCTCCGGACCCACAACATTGAAATTGATGTCGATAAAAAGTAAGCGGGCCTGCTCCGAGCGGAACCGCTTGTTCTCCGATCTGAAGATGAGGAACGGAACCAATACCGCCAGCGCCGTTAATAGTCCGGTCACCCAATCGGCAGTCGAGCCCCAATCCCATTGCCTGATGTCTCTTGTACCCGTCAGCCACTCGGAGAAGTTGCCCCACCACTCAATCACCCAGTCAGAGTAGCGGGCTAGACGACCATGACCGTCGCGATGGTGCTCGTGATCGAGCGGCTCGTGCTCGCTAGGTCCCACTGCACCGTCACGTCCGGCGACATGTCAGCCGTGGTGTCGAGCGTCGTCATGGCGCCGGCGTTGTCGATGTCCTGGAAGAACTTGCTCGCGCCGATGGAGTACGAGGCTTCACCGCCCACGATCACCTTGCCGGCCGTACCGACCTCTCGGACGACGATGAGGCAGTCGAAGGTGCAGGCCTTGTTCGTCGCGCTCGCGAGCAGCGCAGACGTCACCACCGAGGCGACGACCGCTCCCCCGAGCTTGACGCGGATGGTCAACGACGACCCGACGAGCGGTGTTGAGTAGATCCCCTCGCCGTGAATGCGGATGCGCTTACCCATGGTGAGCGCGTTGGCCTTGATCAGGTTCGAACCAACGCCGGTCCCGAGCAGGCTGGTCTCCGCTGCGGTGTTGGTGATCGTCCGGTTGGCCGTCTGCGAAAAGATCAGGCTGTCAGCGTTCGGGTTGTACGTCATCAGACGACCCTCCATGCAGACGGGAACGCCTTCAGTGTCACGGCTGAGCCGGACGGCAGCGTGTAGGTGTTGGCCGTAGTCACGTTGCCAATCAGCTCGGCGCCGCTGCCCTTGATGGTCGCGGCGGCAGCGTTGATGTTGATGAACTCGTACATGCGCCCCTGGCAGGTCGCGAGGGCCGGCAGTGTCTGGGTAGCGGTCGTGTTCAGTTCGAGCGAGCAGTGAGTTGCGTCGAGGGCGGTGGCGGCGGAGCGGACGTTGACTCCAGTCGCGATCGATCCGATGACTTGCAGAGTTGAGTTGGCAGCCACGCTGTTGATGCCGACGTTCCCCGACGGGAGGATGACCATGGCGTCGCGCGTCACCCCTGCGGCGTAGCTTTGCGAAACACCGAAGTGCAGTTCGCTGCCCGAGCCAGTCTTCTTCGAACCAATTCGAGCAATCGGTCGCGTGGTACTTGCCTGACTCTGCATGAAATCCAGGTACTGGTATGTGTCACCGGTCGCGTTTGTCCCATAGACGGTCACGGGTCCGCTCGTGGAGTTGACGAATGTGGCAGTATCGACGTAAGAGAACGTCTTATTCCCAACAGCAATCTCTGACCCAGCCAGATGCATGGCTCGCTCCTCTACGTCGTTCAGGGCCGCTTGTACGGTAGTACCGACGACGTTTCCGCTCGGGGTGTTTGTGATCTGAGCCGCCGAGTAGTCACCACTGGCCGGCACGACATTGCCGCTTCGCCCATTGAACGTATCAACGTCGCTCGCCTCTATTAATGCAATTTGCCCGTCCACGTAGGACGTAGTGGCGTACCCATCGAGTGCACCAGGGTTGTTGCCGATAAATACGTTGCTCCCAACATCTACTCCACCGTTCGTATAGATCTGGTATGACGGGGTCAGACGAACGTCGTTGCCGGTCACGACTCCATGGTTTGACACGTTAGATCCATCGGTGGTCAGAACGATTGCGTAGCTCGGATTTCCATAGACGCCGAACTTATTATTATCGACATTGAACTCGATCGATCCGTTCATCGTTATGCCGCTCGCCGATCCGACCATGCCGTATTTGTCGATGTAGTTATTAACCAGCTTGAGACCGTGAATGCCATAACCCGTGAACACATTTGTTTTGATGCCGTGGAAGTTCACGTTGATGATCTTCGAGTTTGTAATCGTGATGTCGGACGGGTACTCACGGTTAACAGGCTTCGAGAGGAGGAATCCGTTGCTGAATCCATTTACGTTGATGTTGTCGTAGAGCACTCCAACTGCGCCATGGTCCGTTTCAATTCCGCTCGATGTTGCAGCGGTCAGCCATGTCCATGTTGGAGCCGAAGAATAAGTTAAAGATATTGATCCGGCTACCGGCAACTGGAAATACCCGCTTGTTGTTCCCTTCATCGCGCCGTTGATGCTGACTGCGCTGACCGTTCCACCAGTCAGGGTAATTGCGACCTGGTAAGGAAATGGGTTGATGACAGTACCGGTACTTGCAGGTATACCCGGCGTTGTCGGAACCGTCCATGTCCACGTAGGAGGTGAACCGTAAGTCAGGGAGATGTAGCCAAATCCGGGTAGGGAGTACGTCGAGGCGGATGCTTGCAGCACGCCATTGATCGTCACCGTCGACACCGAGCCAGTGAAGGTGATTGTGACTGGGAACGAATAAGGGTTATAAAGCGGTGTCGCCCCGGGCGGCACAGATGGAGTTGTGGTCGCGTACATGCCAGGTGAAAAGGTCGTGTGAGCGAATACATTACGAATCACGGTGTTGTGAAGATTGGTCCAGTTCTGCGCCGTGCCGTTCGGATTGATTCCTGATTGAGAAGGATACACATAGAGGCCATCGATAAGACCGTTGACGATGCCACCACCTCCCAGTGAGTCCCAGCCACCGCGTTCTCCTTCGACGTATAAGTTCTTAACCACTGGACGCCTGATGAAAGGCGCGTTACCGGCTGGCGAAGATATTGCCACCCCGTAGCCGAACGGCTCGATTACCTTGACATTCTCCACTCTCGGATCGTCCACGCCCTGGAGCGTAATACCGTTCGAATACGGGGTCTGCTCTGCGTCGAGTTGTCCATTCGGGTACTGCGCGGACAAGTCGATTGTCAGGTCTGAGATACGGATATTTTGGAGGTAAGGCACCACGCTATTTGCCACGCGGAACGCGTCACCGTTGCCACCCGTGCTAGTAGTCGAGCCGAAGATGATAGTTGCATCAATTCCACGACCGCGGATCCAGACCGAGCTTCGAGGCAGGATGGCCGTCGAAATGTAGTGTCTCCCGAGGAGTTCAACGATTCCGCCAGTTGCACTTGCGGCGACAATCGCGTTGTTAATCGCGGCTGCGTCATCTGTTACGCCATTGCCCACGGCCCCGTAGTCGCGCACGCTGAACACTCGGGAGACGTTGCGCACCGTCGGCGCGTTAGAAGGACCGGTGATGTCGCCACCTATCTGTACCTTCGATTCCAACGCAGTCTGCATCGCCGTCGGGATTGGCTTGTCGAGGTCGCTCGTGTTGTCCACATTGCCGAGCTGAACGTCACCCTTGGTGAGGCTGACGAACTCGGTGTCGTAGTTGGCGGTGGACCGCTTCCGCAGGAACTGCCCGGCGCTTCCGCCCTTGGCGACGCCAGGACCAGCCGGCCCCGTGGCAACGGCTGAGCTGGAGAGGGTCGTCGTGCGAACCTGCGGATCGCCCTTGGGCGGGGTGACCTGCACGACGTTGCCCTTGAGACGAACGCTGGTGACCTTGCCGGTTGAGCTGACGACGCGGACGTACCAGTTGTACTGACCGAGCGGGATGAGGGACGAGTACGGCACGGACGGCTGCGAGCTGAGTACGAAGTCGAGGGTGCGGGTGCCGGCCGCGAGGCTGGTCAGCTCTGCTGTGATGAGGGCGGCAGGGTCAACGACGGTGTCGGATGGCGCTGCCGTCTTCGGCACAACGTAGAAGTACGCACGAGCGCTCGTGAGATCACCGAACAGCGACGCGACCGGCACGCGGATGGTTTGGTCGTCTCCCCTGGTGATCTCTCCGAGCCTGTTCATTAGACGTCCTTGTTCTTCGGTGCGATGTAGACGCCGATGAACCCGATTCCCGCCGCTACCAAGATCGTGATTGCTGCGTTCAACTCGTCCCCGAGGACGATGCCGTACTTTGCGAGCAGTGTGACGAGTACCGCGACGATTGCTCCTGCTAATGCTTTACTTGCTGTCATATGGTCTCCTTTACTTGATGTCTAGAGCAGCCTTGATGGCCGCCAGTTTCTTGTCTGCGCCCGCGCCGCTCTGAGCGTTCTGCGCCTCGTCGAGCTTGTCGCGAAGTGCACCGGCCAGATTCTTATAGAGCAGCCACTTCGGCTTGCCCGTGTAGTAGCCGAGGGCCGCCTTGTCGTCTGCCCACGGTGCAAGTCGAGCGAACGCATCCTTCACCTCGTCAGCACTAGGGACGGTGGTGCCAAGGATGTCGCCCTGCAGTTGCCGCACGTCGTTGCCGACGTAATACGGCACCTGGTCTTTGTTTGGAACTGCGTCTGCGTAGCGCGAGAACGCGTCCCTCACCTGCGCTTCACTGGGTTTGATCATTTCTTCTCCTTTCACTCTTAGGAAGCCGAGTAGCCCAGGTGCGAACATCGTGTTGATGCTGACCCTCAAGCTGCCGCCGTAGTTCTGATTGAGCAGCCGCCCGTTGTACCGGATGCCGATGTGGCCCTCCGGCCCTGTCCATGAACCCGGATCGTCTCCCCAGACCGGGATGTCACCGTCGCGCTCCTGACCGGCCGGGACCCGGTCAAAGTGCGCGAGCACCGCCGGGTTGGACCAGTAGTCGACGGCGTTACCCCACACCGCGGTTTTGATGCCGAGTACCGCCTCCATGTAGAGCCGGACGTACGAGACGCACTGGCCCCTGTAAGTGCCCGTGCCGGGATTGCCGTAGGACCCGCCGATCGGGTAGCCGGCCAGGAACTGTTCAAGCGTCATGAGCGTGGCTCCTTAGGCTTGAGGTCTAGCGCGTGGAACATCAGAAGTAGGGCAAAGATGCTCGAGGTCAGGCCGGACCACTCCGGTGAGAGCGGCGCGACAAAGTTCCAGACCACCAGGATCGAGACGAGGGTGGTCGCTGCGGTGAGCCACCGGTAGCCCTTCGTCCAGGCGTTCACGGCGGCGAAGAGGTACGGGATGAGCCGTAGGAGTGCGACGACTGCGAACGTAATCATTGGGAGACCCCCGCCCACACGGTGAGCGCAGTTGCGACTGCAGCCGCGACGAGGGCAACCGCACCGACAAGCTCCTTCGATTGAAACCATCTTGTTGGAGTCATCACCTGCACGGTTGTCGCGTTCGGTGCGTTGATTTGTTGAGGTTGACCGGGGTTATCGCGCTGATGCTGGGCAACGGCAATAAGTCCGGTCTTCCACTCCTCAATAGTATTAACCCGCCCATTAGTCTTGATTGCTTGCTTTTCAACGGCCTGTAGTGTGCTGTTCATTTGCACCAGGATCAGCATGATGTCGTTGTTGGTTGGGTCTTTCGGAATGACGAAGTCTGCCATTAGGCCACCTCGTAAGTAGCGGCGATCATCAGTTGGTCCCCGGCGGCCCAGGTCATCGGCACTGAGGACGTGATGCTGGCGAAATTCGCGTACGCAGCACCCGCGCCGAAGACGCCGAGCTGGAGCTTGCTGGTGCTGGCCGTGTCGTTGATGCGCACCACGCCGTAGTAGGAAGCAGTGCCCGCGTCCTCGATGCTGAGATTGCCGATCTGCTGGCGGACGTTGTAGGTCGGCTGTAGTCGAGCGGGGCCGTGAACGAGAGTCCGCTCGACGGAGTAAATGAGCTAGTGGTGCCGAAGATGAGCTTGCCCCTGATGTGAACCGTCTTCCCGATGACGACGAATCTGAAGTCGACGGTCGCGTTGCCGATCGTGAGGTCGGTCCACGTTGGGGTCCAGGAGCGCCAAGCATCGGTGAGAGTCGTGTTCCGCTGGTCGCTCACAGCAGTGACGGCACCTGCGCTGGTGGTGACCTTCGAGACCAGGACGTTGTTGGCCGGCGTCGCTGGTCGTGCCGCACCGAGCGCCTGAGGGTTGTACTGCACGTTTCCGGTGTTGTCCACGTAGATGTAGGTGTCGCGCGAGGCGGCGAAGCCGTACGACGCGACGGCAGGCACCGGCAGGCGTTTCCCCGCCACGTACGCCACACCGCTGGTCATGGTCCCGTTCAGGCCGGACGTCTGCGACCAGATCAGGCCGGACGAGACGATGTTGCCGACAGTCTCGCTCTGCCGGGTCTCCGGGTTCGAGTTCGTGTCTGCTGCGGCCGCAGTCAGGGTGCCTGCGCTGATCTTCGAGCCGCTGAGGGCAGAGATATTCGCGTCGTCGAGGTTGCCGTTGACGGCAGCCGCGATCGCGTTTGGTCCCTGGTTGATCAGGGTGTCAGTGAGCTCGTCATTCGGATTAGCTTGTGGGACGGTTACTACACCCATTTTGTCTATCTCAGTGCGACCCGTCCTAGTTACTACTAGAATACCAAGTTGTGCTGATGCGGTAAAGACTAAAGCGCTGGAGTAGCTGCACTGCCGCCATAAAGCATTGTATTTTGCTGAGCCGCTGCAATGCGTGCACGCAGTCCTGCGAGCTTTGCCCGCGCCTGCTCGGGGCTATCAGTAATCTGAGGAAGTGTTTTGATGATGCCCTTGAGTTCAGTCTCGGACGGGGCGTCCGTCTTGCCCAGCGCTTGCAGGATGACCGGCACGTAGCTCTGAAGCTCGTCGTTGTAGAGCTTCGCAGAGCCGTTCAGACCAAAGTCCCCGAGTGTGTTCGCTACGCGTCCACCGAACACGCCTGAGCCGCCTCCTGCGTCTGCCAGACGGGTCTCAAGCTGCTGAAGCGCGGTCTCTGCGTTGCCCGCAGCTATGAGGTTCTTCTGCTGGACGCTGTTCAGTTCCGCGCCTACTCCTTGCGATTCGAACTCGGTCGAGAGCGCGTACATGTCCTTCAGAACGTCCGCGCTGGCAGAGTCGCCAGCGGCCAGAGCCTGCATCAGTGCTTGGCCAAGCTCCTGCGACGAGTAGCCGGTGGGGTTGGTCTGAGCAGCATCTGGCGTCGTGCCGGCTGCCAACCCTCCGCCGAGCTGGCTAGAGGCCAGGGCTGTCTCAAGCGACGGGTCTGCTGCAGCGTCTTCGGATCCGGTGAGTAACCGACCCGCGAGCTGACGGCCAGCGAGCGGTAGAGCGCCCTGACCTGGGGTCGGCGCAGCTCGAAGCGCACCGCCTGAGATCTGGCTCGCTGAGCGGAGGGTGTTCCCGGCAACGTTGGCTACCGGGTTCTTGACCACGTTCGTCACAGCTTCGCCGATCATGCTCTTGATGCCGCCAGCGTTGAACGCGTTACCGACACGTCCGCCGGCAGTCAGCGAGTTGCTCTCGCCCTCGTCGATGATCTTGCCCACCCGGACGAACGGAGCCATCGAGCCACGTAGGTCGCCCACGGTCTTCGCACCCATGACGTTCTGGTCCACGTACTTCGCCCACTGCGGGTTGTTGGGCTGGAGGTCGAGTAGCTGACTCCTCAGTGCTGGTGTCAGGGTGTTCGATAATTGCTTGTTTGCACCCGCACCCGTGTAGAGGGCATCCTCCAGTTCGTCTCGGACCAGTTTGAGGACAGCGGCTTGGTCGGCCCGCTCCGGAGTCGACAGACGGTAGTTGTCACCCTTGCCGGTGAGGTCGGCCGCTCGCTTCTCGAGCGCGCGCATCGTTGACAGCACCTCCGTGGGGTTGAACTCAGTTGCCACCGAGCCCTTGGCACCGCCTCGTAGCTTGTTCATCTGAGCTGTGAACACGGCTTGGACCGACTTGCGGTCCTTCTCAACGAGACCGTAGTTCTCTACGGCGTCGGTGAAGACCTGCTGGACGCGGTCGATGTTGACTCCGCCTGCGCGTCCGACGGAGTCAGACACTGCCTTGGTGATGAGGCCGTCTGAGCCCGTGACCGCAGCCGCGAGCCGTTCGGCGTCGACCGGCTTCGTGATGCCCGCGTCGGCGAGTGTGGCGATGGTGCCCGCTGGGTCAGTGGAGCGAGCGAAGGGCTTGCTGATGGTTCCGTACTGCGAGAGCAGGGCCTTGTTGCCAGCGTTCTTGAGCCGACCACCCACTGAGGTGACCGATGGAGCGGCTGAGGCCCCTGCTGCAACAGTGCCGCCAACTGCTGTGCCGGTGAGGTTCCCACCAAAGAGACGCTCGGCGGTCAGACCAGCCTGGTCGTCGAAGCGACCGCTCGCCACGCCCTTGCGAACGGCACCTTTGCCGATGGTCTGGATCCCCGCCTCTTGGACGAGCTGGCCTGCCGACTTGGAGCCGAGACCAGTGCCTACCTTGACGCCAGCACGAGCCAGCTTGAGGCCTGCACCGATCGGGAGCGACGTCGCACCGCCAATGAGTCCTTCCTTCAGGACGTTCTTGCCGAGGTCGTCGCCGGTGATCGCGTTCTCCGCGAGTTCACCACCGGCTGATCCGATGCCACCACCGAGAAGTGCCCCGACGAGGCCACCGACGGCTGTACCGACGACGGGGACGACCGACCCGAGGGCTGCGCCTCCCGCTGCGCCCGCGAGCGCGCCGCCGATCCCGCCTCCGGTACTGATCTGGTCAAGGAAGAAGCCCTTCTTCTTCTTGGCTGCCGGAGCTGGTGTTGCCTTGAAGTCGAACGCTGGTCTGCTGAAGCCGTTGTCCATTACACCGCTCCTAGCAGTTGAGGGAACTGCGTACGAAGGACGTTGAGGGTGGTCGGATCGTTCGGACGTGCTTTCAGTTGGTTGTAGGCGTACTGAGCAGACTTGTCACCCTGTGAGCCCATCTCGTACAAGATGTTGCCGATGCTCTGCTTCGTCTGAGCCGCGTACTGCGCCGCGGTGATCGGGGCGCCGTTCGAGCCCGTGAACGCGAAACCGCCCGCCTTGTTGCGGGAGATGGATGGCTGTGACCCACCTTGGCCTGCCTGGGCTTGACCGCCGAGGTAGCGGGAGATGTCTGCGACCGGAGAGGTGGCCGCTGCGCGAGCCGCGGCTGCCTGGCGCTCCTGCGCAGCCAGGTTCTCGTTGAACTGCCGGGTCTGCTCAGCGAACTGGCGCTCCTGTAGGTCGCGCGCTGTCTCGCCCTCGTAGATCGACTGCGCTTGACTGCGCTTGTCACGAGCGAGCTGCTGTAGCGACTCCTGGAGGGTCAGCTCCTTCTGCGCTCCGGAGGACTTGAGGTTGGCGATAGCCGGCGCATAGTCCGTCGCGGCGTACTGGGCCTGCTCCCCCACTGGGATGCCCGAGAAGCCGAGGCCACGGCGGCGTGAGGCGTCCAGGATGTTGGTGTTGGCCTGGGCCAGCTTCGCGTCGGCCTGCGCGACGCCCGCTTCAGTCTCACCCGGGATGGCGTTGAGACGAGTATTGATGATGCTTTCACTACCCGAGTATCTTGGGTTCAATTCCGAGAGGATCTGGTCGAGGCTTCTGGCCATGAATAAGTTCTCGCGCGGCTCGTCCTAGTTGCCTTTAGAATAACACGCAGCAAGTGGAGTTTAAATAGGTCAGATTCCTGACTCTTGAAAGATCAGATACTTGTAGCTCCAGACCAGGTCGTCGAGGCCGTCGTTCAAGCTTGAGACGTTCGAGAGGTCTATGTAGAGGTTCGTCGAGTCTGCGCGCGCCGACGAGAAGATCATCTCGCCAGTCGGACCGAGGTGGACATACGACGGCAAGTTCGAGAGGCCAGGGTAGGTGTAGTACAGCCCGCTTGGGTTCTGCACGTAGACCATAAACGCAGGGATCGTCGGCTGCCCGTGCGGGATGACCTGCGTCACGACGCCCATGGTTGGCCAGGTCGCTGGTGGGCTCATGGTCACAGTGCCGGTCTTCACGATCTTCATGACGTTCTGAGAGGAGTCGAAGATCAGATCGTCCCCCGTGTCTGTCTCGGCGTTCTTCCCGTCCTTCGCCACCTTGAGGACGGGCTTGCCGCTCTCGGTGATTGCCATGTAGATCGAAGGCGTGCCCTGCTCGTCGTTCAGCACCAAGCCAAACTCCCCGTTTGGGAGGCGGCCTACGTTCATCTTGTCGTCGTCGTTCTTACGGTAAGTGAGCCCAAGCGTCTCTTCGCTGGTCTTGCCGATCAGCAGCTTGTCAGGGCTGTTCTGCCCGCCAAAGGTCTTGAGGTTCGTCTCAGCGTCGAGCTTCGCGAAGTTGCGGTTGACCTGCGCAACGATCGCGGCCTGCGACGATGACGAGTTGATCTGGTTGAAGTTGTTGGCCATCAGTTCAGCCTCTGCGTTTCGATCGTCAGCACTTCACTGTCCAGCTCGACGGGTTCGCGCGCGGCGACGTGGCGGTAGCGGCGCTGGATCCGTTTGAAGGTCCCGGGGATGGTGAGCCTCGGCTCGACCATGCGCTGGCCGGCCAGACGGACACCGGTGTTGAGTCTGAGCCCGGTGTTCAGTCGAGCCCCGCTGCCGGAGACGTCGACGGACGAGTACGAGGGTGCGCCCGCGAAGTCCTTGTCGTAGCCCACCTCGACGGCGTAGGAGCCGGTGACCGAGGGGAACTGCGGGTAGTGCTTCGGCGCCCGCTTGCTGGAGGCGGGAGTGTCGAAGTGGTTGTAGGCGGTCCTGAGCTCGTACTGAAGCTGGTCACCCAGGTTGTGGTGGTCGTTCGTCGCCAGCTCGCCGTAGTAGATCGCTGCCACGCGGTTGCTCGCCTGCAGAAACACGTCGTCCTGGGCGTAGCGGCTGAACGTCCGGCCGATCGGAGTGCCAAGGTCGAGCGCTTCGAAGCAATTGAGCAGCAGGTTATACACGAAGCATCTGGTGTTCGCGGCGGCTCCCTGCGGTCCGTGGAAGATGTAGAGGCGGTTGCGGTACAGCTCCAACTGGATGGCGCTCTTGTTCGGGATCGCCAGGTAGTCCTCCAGGAACGACTCCGCCAGGTTGCGGCTCTCGGTCCCGTTGAACATGTGCACGCCCTCCTCGTCAGCGTGGAAGACGTAGTTCGCGTCGAAGACCACCGACTCCTGCGAGAAGGTCCCACGTTGGTCGGGCGCCTCGTCGAGGTTGAACGTGTCGTTGTCGGACCCGTTGAGCTGGAACTTGTTGCGCTTCGCGAACAGGTAGAGCACGCCGTTCAGCTTGGCGAAGGCGGTCAGGCCGTCGTAGCTCTTCGGAGCGGGAACGTAGATGAAGTCAGTGCTGGTGTACCGGTCGTACTCCGCGAAGTTGGAGTAGAAGATCCTCGTACGGTCCTCGACGTCGTTGAAGAAGAGCAGTCCCTTGTGCTCGATGATGAGGTCTGGCGTGTAGGGCGCAGCGGTGATCTGCGTCCACTCGTTGAAGTCGTACTTCCAAGGCTTCTCGAGCCCGTTCACCCAGTACGTCGCGTCCTGGACGATCTGGGTCCGGACGTGGGTCGCAGGCTGGCTGAAACCCGACCTCACGACGGCGGTAGCGCCCGTTGTGTCGTTGACGGAGTAGACCGAGCCGCCGGCCGAGAACAGGGTGACCTTCTGGCCGTTCGATCGGTAGGCACGCAGGAGCCCCTTCACTCCACCAGCGGGCGATGAGTGCACCGCGACGTTGGCGGCGACGGAAGTGGTCGACCAGGCTTCACCGGCGGTCGCGCTCGACAGTGCCGTTGCGGCTGAGCCGGTGGTGCTGACCTCGTACTCCCCTACGTTCGCTGACTGACCGCGAATGGTTACCCAGAAGGCGGTCGAGGTGTTGATGTCGGGAGCAGCCGCCAAGCGGACGGTTCGGTAGGACCACGTGCTGGACACGTCAGCAGCTCGGATCGAGCTACGGGCGAGCACAGCCCCTGGGACTCCCCCTGCGTCGGCACACAGCTCGACGAGGACGGTGCCTCGGCTGGTTGCCGTCGAGCGGATGCGAACGTCAGCGCGGGTGATGCGCTCCGTCTTGGTGCTTGTGAGCTTTTGAGACAGCGCCTGCGAGCCGCTGACCGTCAGGACGGATGCTGAAGCAGTTGATGAGACGGACGCGTTCAGCGCCTCTCCTACGGGTACCGAGTAGTGGTCCAGACCTCGGCGGGTCTGGTAGCGACCGATCTTGACGAAGCGGGCGTCGTACGCAGCGGCCAACTCGGTGACCTTCATGTCGTCGTTGTCCTTGTACGTGTTCACGCCGTCTTTAAAGCTGATCGCCCTCGTCTGACCCTTTGCGGATGAGAGCGGTGGGATCGCAGTGCGGTAGCCGAAGCGCGACTTAACCACGTCGTCCTCGTAGCGATGACTTGCCGACACGGAGCTGACGGAGCCCGTACCGCTGAAGCATGTCCTCCGCGAGGTCCTCGACCCTGCGGTCGTGCAGAGCAGCCACGTCGAAGTTCTCCCGGTAGCGCTCGACGCCGGCCAGCCCACCCTCGACGAGGAGGTTGCTGAACTCCTCGGGGATGAGGGGCGCGCTGTCGTCACTGAGACGAGGAGCGGCCACGCGGTAGCGCAGCCAGATCGTGTAGTCGGTGTCGAGTGGTCGGTCCCAGTACAGCTCGCCGCCGTAGTCGGTGTAGGTCGAGGGTCGGCCGGCAGGGTTTGTGTCAGGGACTGGGTTCCGCTCGAAGAACTCGGTCGGCTCGATGAACTGCGGGTGGCTGAGGCTGGCGGCTTGGTCGGCGCTGCTCAGGACGAGCTGCAGGATCTCCTGGTGGCCGCTGTCGTACGCGAAGGTGGTGGAGTCGGCGTAGAGCGTCTCGACGAGCCGTGCCTCGGTGAACGGGAAGCGATGGCGGTTCAGCACCTCGTCCTGCGTGTCCTGGAGATAGCCGCGCACGAGGTCACGACTGAACGACGTGTCCTTCGCTCGGGCGATAACTTTGTCGATGAGTGAGGACACGTTGTAGTCGGCCATGTTGATCTCGTGCGGCTCGTCCTAGTTGTCTCTAGAATAACAAATTGCCGTGCAGCTGCCTAGGTGTCGTGTACGATGCGGCCATGCGCTTCTTTCGCAGGTCAAAGTCGGTACAAGAAAAACAACCAGCTACAAAGACGTCGAGTACTGACACACAAGGACCTCCTTCGACTCGCCACGAAAAAGAACCCGAAAGGCGCGGGCTAAATCCAGCGTGGACGGCAATCGGTGCGGCGGCGATCGCTCTCGTCTCATCCCTGATCACTACGAGCGTATCGAACAACATTGACGTTGCCAATAACCGAAACGACTTTCTTCGCGACCAGCGACTCGCCGCGTATAGTGAATTGATTAACGCCATGTCGATACAGGACGCCGTCATGAGGCGAGCTTTCGACGAAGCGACTAGCAACTTTGAGACAACAACTGATATCCCTGCATTGAATGCAGAGCTAGAAAGCGCGCAGCAAACCGTTGTAGAGAAGAATTCTGTAGTATCCGCGGTGGGCAGTTCGTTCGCGGTATATTCTGCGTCATTCGCAGTCAACCACCGAGCCGCGTTCACGGACTTTCTGACTCCACAGATGGGGGTTCAACTGATGAGAAACCAGCTAAGTAGGGCACTGATCGGAAACGCTAACTCCGCTATCGATTGTTATACCGACGAGACGCGCGTTTATTTCACAGGCGCAGTCCGCTCAGACTTAGGAGTGATTGAGCAACGGGAGACGTATCGAGAACCCAAGTGTGAGGATTACCTTCTGTTATCAATCGACGACCCTCAAGTGATCGGTGTCGAGGGAATTGAGTGAAATTAAAACCAGCCCTTGCGGGCTGGTCCGAGCACACTTTTTCGACTACTTCTTCGCAGGACCTTTCTTCGCAGTGGGGTCTGTCTCACCCGTACCGTGCGTCGCTCCGACCAGTTCCGCCTCAGGCGTATCCTGGTACTTCAGCTCGGCCGCGTTGATCGCGTCCTCCTTCGCACGGTGCGCGTCGAAGCGCTCGTCGTCGTTGAGACGTCGAAGCGTCAGCTCTTCAGCTTCTTTCTTGATCTGATCAAGGTAAGAGTTCTCTTTAGCCATGGTTGATCCTCTCAGCTACTAAGCCGCAACGCGGTGAGTAGCGATCGCGTTAATTTTGGTAGTGAGTACGAATGCGTCGTAAACGATGCGTCCTTCAAGCAACCAGCCGTTGTAGCCGGGTGCGTTCTTGTGTGTGATGTAGTCCGTGAGGACCATCGGGCTCACCATCGCGTCCGGGTGAGTGATGATGAGGTCGGTATTCGTAGGCATGTAGGTGCCAGGCACGACCACAACGTCCACACCGTCAACCTGGCCCAGAGAGCCGGTCTTGCGGTCTTTGTAGGCGTCGTCGCTCGCGAGAACGAAGTTGCCTTGCTTCAAGAAGTTGTAGTACGTCGCAGTCATGAACGCGACGCGTCCGGTCGTTGGCACGATGTCATCAGTGATGTCAGCGTTCAGCGTCAGGAAGTTGTTGTATGCGTTCGCAGCCGTCGTCGCACCAGGGGTGACGAGCGTGCTCTTGCCGTTCGCGACCGCAGCGGCGCTCAGCGCAGCGAGGCGGTACGTGTCGATCTCAGGCACGACCACTTCGCGGATCTGACGAGCGAGCCACTGGCCGCTGGCCATCACGCCTTGAGACTCGTCGTTGTTGCGACGGTCGATGACGGTGCTGAAGGCACGGTCACGGGCGAGTGTGAGGGCTTGCTTGGTTGTTCCGGCGTCAGTCAGTGTTCCGTATCGGTTCGCGCCGGTGCGGGCGTAGTTGCCGAGAGCGGTTGTGTCGACTGAGTAGATGTTGACGGTTGTGACGCCATCAAATTCGTAGTCTTGGTTCACAGCGCGTTCGGTCAGGTTGGTCTGACTGAACCGTTCAGCCACCTTCGGGCTGTATTTAATTGCGAGGTTTTGAGCCATTCATGTAGGTCCTGCTTAGGGTTTTTCGAATCCAGCGAGGAACGGGTCTTCTTTCGGTGGGGTTGCGGCCGTGGCTGCGCTGCCAGTAGGTGAAGTCGCTCTCTGCTTGTTCGCAAGCGTTTCGAGTGCCTCTTGACCACCTTGTCGCTTGATCGCGCCCGCATCGACGGGCTTCGCCGGTACTGCTAACGCGCGGAACTGATCGAGTGTCAGCCGGCCCTCGTTGAGGAGCGCTGCTGTCTCGGGGTTCGCCTCGGCGTACTTGCCCATGGCGGTGTCCTCTTCAGCGGTGACGTCGGCTTCGACCTTCCATTGGTTGATCGTTGCCGCGTTCTGGAGCTGAATGGCGATCGCGTAGGCTTTCTGCGCCTCGGTAGCGTCGGGATCGACTGTTGCGGTGGTGTTGACTTGCTTGGCAAGCTCTGAGGCTTGCTGGGTAGACGAGTGCATCTTCTTCTCGATCTCGCGCCAGGACTTGGCGATTGCCTCTTGCCCCTCGGGAGTGCTCGGGTCGATGCCCTTCTTGTCTAGCCATGCCTTGTAGTCGAAGTCATCAGCGGGAGCCTCGAGCTCTTCGGCTGGTGTCTCTGGCTCGGGCGTTTCCGGCTCGTCGGTGTCATTTGGTGTTGGTTCTACGGGCGTCGTATCCGCCGCTGCTGGCTGCTCAACAGGTTGTGCCTCTGGGGCGCCTGGTTCCTGAGGAGTAGCAAGGGTTATGGGTTCATCCATGTAACCGTCTCCATGCTTACTTCACCCCTCTCTATTGGTGGAGAGGTGCTGCGGGAGCACGAGCTAAGTAACCAGGACGAATTGCTTACTTTGTATTGGGCTCGTACTGCCCCAGCACACCTACACGATCGGCTCAGGTGTCTCCCTCCCCCGCACGGCAGCCTTCAGCCGCTCCAGGAGCGTTGGGTCGGCCAGCACGTTGCGGCTGGTCGTGAAGTAGTCGATCTCGGACTGCACGGTCGCCGCCTTCGTGGCCGCGTGCGCGCGGTACGAGTCGTTCAGCTCCGTGTTCATGGCGATCTCGATGTGGCGCTTGCGTGACGCCTCCAGTCGAGCCAGGTAGTGCTGGCCAAAGCGGGAGCTAGCGAACGCCGTTGCGTCCGTCGCCAGGTCGAGACCGCTGTACTCAGACACCGGGGACTCCTACGGGCGCAGGAGCGCCGCCGAGGGCAGCGGGATCAGTGGGTAGGCCGGCCAGCGCTGGGTCCGACGTGATGATGGCTTCGATGTCTTCCTTGTCCATCTTGAACATCTTCGGGTAGAACCGCTTCTTCGCCTCGACGAGGTTGTTCGTCGGGTCCTGGATGACGGCCTGGTAGGTCTCGCGTGCTTCCTTGCGGCTCTCGGCCTGCTTGGACTCAGCGTCCACTTCGAGCGTGATGCGTGGCTTCCAGTCGCCTGCGATGTCGGCAGGGTCGAACACGGCGACGCCCTCCATGAGGTCGGGGTCGATGGCGGTCACGTCGAAGCCGTACTCGATGAGCACGTCAGCGCCGGTCTTCTTCGCCTCGGGTGCGGAGACGACCAGGGGCTCGGTGACGTACAGCTGGATCATCTTGAGGAGGATCCAGTACTTCCAGTACAGCGCGTCGCCGGTGAAGATGCGCGCCTTGCTCTCGATGCGTGCGCCGGTCTGCTGGAGCGCGGAGCCAACCTCGAACTTGGTGCGGTCCTTCTCGCTCAGCGTGCCGTTGGCAGCCTCCGAGATGGCCGTGGCCTCGCGGATGCCGTTCTTGATGTCCACGCGGTTGTTGAACGAGTTCGGCGGGATGACGCCGGCAGGGATGTTGGCGAGCGAGCCAGGCCTGAACGGGTAGACCGTGCCTGGGTCGTCGTTGATCAGGTCGATGAAGTCGATGTAGTCGGGGTCCAGCTCGCGTTGCATGGCGAGCTGCTTGATGATGGCGTCGCCCTCCATGTTGGTCATGTCGTTGAGGCGCTCGACCTCCTTGGCGATGGCGTTCAGCTCGCTGGAGGCGTAGAACAGGCTCTTCTTCCGGTAGTTCCGGTAGAAGTAAAACGGCACGATGCCCTTCGCCTCGGACTTCGCTCGAGCCTGCGCCTTGGTCAGTGCCTCAGCGTCATCGGCCGGCACGGCGTCGAGGTAGCGCTTGAGGAGCATCTGCTCGTGGCGTGCCTTGTACGGGTTCACGACGTCCTCGATGACGTCTCGGCGGTTCTTGATGGTGACGACGCGGTCCACATCCCAGATTTCCAGGATCTCGTCCTGGTCGTCCTTGGCCGAGCTCAGCGTCGAGCCAGCGAACATCTCCTTGAGCTGCGCGTCGGACGGCTCGTCGTTCTCGGTCGTCGCGGTGGCCTCGGCCGTCTTCTTAAAGCGCGGGACCAGCTCGCCGTACGTCTTGCTCTTGGGATCGGTGTCCACGACCTCGTAGTCGTCCAGCGCTCCCTTTCGCACGAAATAGCGGCGGCCGGCGTAGTAGCCGTGCTGCTGGAGCTGCGCCGGGTTCTTGACCGTCGGGTCGACGATGGCGTCGCGCATGGCGAACGTCTCCTCGTGCGGGTGGTCGATGTCCCAGATGAGCATGTTGGCGTCCATGCCGACCTTCAGCACCTCGCGGTAGCTGTCCTCCTGGTTGAGGTCCCACTGGTCGTCCTCGGCGTACTCATCGATGAGCGCGTTGAGCGGCGCGATGTCGGTCTTGCGCATCGGATCGCCGGACGTGTAATCGATGCGAATCTCAGCGTTGTTGAGCGCGCTGGTCATCGTCTCGATGGTGCTGAACGGGATCGGCACGAAGGTGTCGGTAGTGCCCACGTAGGAGGCATGGACGCGCTCCTGGTCGTAGAGCTTGTTGTCCCGGTCCCACTTGTCGTGCCAGTTGGCCTTCTGGTAGTCGTAGGAGTCTTTGTACCGCTTCAGATTCTTCTGAAGTACGGAGTCGCTAGAAGTGGTGTCGCTGCTATTGGTTTTGCGTTTCGCCATGTAGTGCCTTTATGCCCTTCAATATGAAGCAGCGCACGTCTTTTGTCCATAGCGATTTCACCAACCGCGCGGCCGCTGCTTGGCGCGAGCCACCCAGTCCGCCGTCTTGATGCGCGCCTCGCCGGCCGTGGGCTTCAGCGTCTCGTTGCCGTAGCGCGTGGCGTCCAGGAAGTGGTTCCAGAGGTCGATCGGCGTGTTGAGGATGCGCCCCTCCTTGTCCGTCATCCACATGTAGTTCCGGTACTCCTTGATGCCGTTGGTCGAGCGCTTCGTGATGCTCACCCGCTGGTCCTGGAGCTTCTGGATGCCCTGGAGCACGCTTCCCTGGCCCTTGTTGGCCGCGAGGACGTTGACGCCGTAGCTCTTCAGCTCGTCGATCGACTTCGGCTCGCTGCTGTCCGCCACGACGAGCGTGCGCGGCTGCGGCAAGTTCAGGAGGATGTCGGCGATCTGCTTGTTGCTGAGGCCCTTCTGGTACGTCTGCTCGTCGAGGATGATCCCGCCGTTGTAGCTGTAGATGTCCACGAGGGCCGTCGGGTCGTTGCTGTACCCGAAGTCCAGGCCGCGTCGCTCGAGGCGGGCTTCGTGCGGCACCTCATCGACGATCTGCCAGTCAGTGAAGACCTTGCCCTCCACCTCACCGAGCTGACCGAGGCCGTAGACCTGCCACCACGCCTTGTTGTTGCGGCGGGCCTCGATGCTCCCCACGATCTGCGGGTCGAGCGCTTCGTTGTCGACGTAGGTCAGGGTGATGAAGTCGTGCTCGCGGTTGGGAGCGACCTCGTCGTACCACCAGAACTCCTTCGTGGGGTTCCAGTCGAGCCAGACCTCGCTCTTAGTGCGCACCTCCAGTTGGTCGAAGGCGCCGTGGCTGACGTTGTTCGCCTCGTTCACGTAGAGCCGGTCACGACGAGGGCCGCGCACCTTGCTCGGTTGGTCTGCGCTGAAGAACTCGATCTTGGAGCCCGTCTCGTACGTGTAGATCGAGTCAGTGGCGTTCCAGCTCGGATCTTGCCAGTAGCCGTGCGCCTCCATGATGTTACGGAAGTCGCGCATGGCCCCGCGCTTCAGGTGCGGGTAGGACTCGCTGACGATGGACGTCAGGGTCGGGGTGCTGTCGGACTGCGCCTTGTCGATGAGGATCGTCAGGATCGAGATCGTCTTACCCGCGGACGTACCGCCGGCCACGCCCTTGATGCGCTGCCTCAGAGCGAGGAGCTTACGAGTCGCGGTGGTCGCTTGGTACATCACCACTCACGTGCTGCGTCAGACCGCCCAGAATCGGCGCCGGTAGCTCCTTGCCCTTCGTCGTGAGGTCCGTCTCGCGTTTCTCCGCGTAGCCGTGGTTCGCGAGGACCAGCTTGACGATGGTGCTGTTCCACTCGCCCTTGAGGCCCTTGTTGAGCGCCTGGTAGTGCTGGAACGTCTTGATCCGAGCTAACGTCTCCGAGAATCTGCGTCCAAGATCGCTGTCTACATCGCGCCACAAATACAGGCTGGACTCGGCGACGTCGAGGAAGATCGCGAGGCCGACATGACTGGGCAACTCGAAGCGAGCCATCTCTCCGATGTACTGCTCTGCTCGGTCAACAAGCCTCTTCGTCAGTTTTGTTGGTCTCGCCATACGCCTTTATTTATACCATGTCAGTGTAAATTGTACCATTAGGATCCGAGATCACAGGATGCCTTGCGATAGCCTTCTTCATCGTTATGTAACGATTTGCACTGACGTCTCGGCACCAAGTCATTCCAGCAGCGTCCTGCACTATAACAACAAATGAATTAAGATCAGGCTCTGACGTGTAAGCGAATGCTGCCTGGGCGGTACGACCTGTGTTAATCACCGCCGAAAAATTTGGCGGCTCTTCGAGAACGAACATCTGCATGCTAGCTCGGCCCTGCACATCCGGCGGTCCCACCAGGAAGGCGTGCACGACTGGAGCAGATCCAGCATTCACTAATCGGCCAGTCACAGCGTAGTGACCACCACGATTAAGAGGCTCTTCAAGAGTAAGACTAAATGCTAAGTTCCGAGCGTGTTGCTGCCGACGATTCTTCTGCTCACGCCAGTTGAGGGAGAGTGCAACAACAACTGCTGCAGTAGTACCCACACCGCTAACCCAATCAGCGACGCTTCCCCACTCGATCACAGCTCGCCACTCCGCTGACGTTCTCGGCGGGCAGCTACTGCTCGCTGTCTGTTAAGTTCAATCCGAATATCAAACAGCTTCGCTTCCACCCACGTCATCTGGCGTTGCTTCGTCCTCCACGCTTCAAGCCAACGCCGCGAGCGGTACGATCCGTCTTTCAAACGTCGGTGCCACCTATGGCCGTTTCCGTCAGAAAAACTAATCACCGGATCGTACTTCCTCGGGTCAATAGCCACGTCGATATTCGTTATTTTCGATTCTCCAGGATCGAGTACGAGATCCATTGCAGGAATGCTTACGGGAGCGATGCTCTCATACTGGTACTGATCCTTCTCATCGAAGAAGGCTACAGAAGCAGAGTAGATAGGCGAATCGCCAGTGTTGTGCGCGATTACGTCGAAGGTGACAGTCTCGTTGTCGATGTCCATTTTGAGCTTCGTTACAACACGGAACCGTTCGGCAAGTGCTCGCTTCTTGTCTGCTAGGTCGCGTCTCCAAAGATATGCGCCGCCAATGAACGTAACTGAGGTGGCAATCGCGCCCACCCACTCAGCCCAAGACCCAAGTTCCATGCCCGGAGCCTAGCGGTGACCTCCGACGACGTAGTTCAACAGCTCCTTGGCGTGACACCGCCGGCATCCCCGCACGACGAAGTATGCCGAGCCAGTGAAGCGATCGTTCTCGACCGTCACCGTCTGCTTGAACGTCTCCCACGTGTGAACACAGGTCTGCGGACCGACCCGGGCAGCCCGGCGTGCCTCGGTCGCCAGCTTGATGCGAGCGTGGAGCCCAGCCCGCAGGTCATCGAGGCGCCCAGGGTCTACCACCACGTCGTTTCCTTGAAGACAGTGCCGTAGTTGTTGGTGCACTGACCGGTACAGGCCCAGTACGCGGCAGCAGCCGCCCACGAGCCGTAGCGCCCGCTCATGTAGTCGGTGAACCACTCGTCCTGGCACGCGTAGTCGGACAGCAAGCAAGGGAGCTTGCTGCACGGCAGGGCCTGGCCGAGACCGCAGGCTCCGGACGACGCGTTGATGGCGTCTGTCCGGGTCCCACTCTCATGGTGGTAGATGAACGCCTTCGCCTCGGCCTCCGTATCGACGGCCGGCGTCGGCTCTTCAACGGGCGCTGTGGCCTGCGGAGAGACTGCCAGTGGCTCGAGGAGCGCTTCGGACGCGTGTTGGGCCGTCTGGCTCTGCGGCGCGGTAGAGACGGCTTCTATCGCGCTTGGTCTTTTGACACGACCTGCATGTCACTGACGACGTTCTGGCGGGCCTGGCTGTGGATCTCGATCCCGGCGAAGTAGCCAAAGATGGTTCCGGCTGTCGCGAAGGCCAGCGCCGTGACAGCGACGGTCAGAATGAAGGTTGACAGGCTGAGTCGGGTCGGTGCCTTCGTGAAGATTACGTGTGGTGCTTTGGTGTGCGTTGTACTCATATTCAGTTTTCCTTGTTTAGTTATGATTACTTGACTGAGACGAACGTGATCTTGCCCGGCGTTCGGTAGTCAGTGATTGCTATTAGGTCAGTCATGTTTGTGTTCCTGTTTATTTGACTGCCTTTAGTTAAGCACGAACGTTATGAATAGTCAATACTATTTACTGCCGATATGGAACATCACTCAGGCACACCTCGGTTGAGGTCCGATCGCGCAACATGTAACGGACCGCAACCTTCGAGTCATCGTCCCCGCCTGGACCTACGAGGATCGACGAGACCGGAGTGTCGTCGCCGGGTACATCGGTGAACATGAACTCACGATAAGGCACGAGGCCCCTACTTGTGACCCGGGTCTTAATACCCGAATCATCCCGCATGGAGATCAGACGCCACTCTTTCTCCTCCGCGAAGGCGGGATGCTTGCAGTAGGTCGCGTACTCGGACAAGTCATCAATGAGGATTTCTTCGAAATCCATTCCCCGACCCGCGCGGCGGACTGCGTCGACCACGATTGGGCGAAGAGCATCTCGGAGAGCGTCTAGGTCATAACTGCACTTTCGCAGGATCCACTTGAGGGTTACACGAAGGCCAGCGGGATCGAAGCCAATTGCATACGATTGTCCACCTCCGCCATAGCCTCGCCACTGGCTAAGCGCATCGCGTTCAGCCGAGAACGAAACAGCGAAGCACGGAGCAAGCACCGGCTCGCGCAGAATCTCGCCGACCTCCTCGACCGCGCCGTCAGCCTCTTCTGGCCATTTCGACCAGAGTTGCTCAAGAATCTCGACAGCCACATCGAACACATGCCTGAACTCCCGCTCATCGTTCATATACCGCACGTGTGATCCCCAGAGAACACGTCGATCCAATATTCCGTGGAGCCCTGCGGCAGTCGTGTAGTGCCAGAGCGTCGACGGGAGGTCGTCCTCGCCGAAGACATGCGGAACAGTGGGGTTGCTCATGCCGCGATCCTGTCAGATCCTCCGCACCGCGTTCGCCCATACCCACGCGTCGAGCTTCGTACCGTCCGACATGCTCCACTCGACGTGCACAGCTCGGTCGTTCCACTCGACGGCGAAGGCGTCAGTGATGACCGGCCGCTCCTGGAAGCGCACCCAGGCACGCACCGGCACGGCCGGCCCTCGCTTGACCGGGTGGTCCGCTTCGTCGAGCTCCTCCGGCGTGACTGACATCGGTACGGTACGTACTGCTGCCTCGCTCACGCGCTGCTGTGTCAGGCGGTCGTAATGGTCCTCGTAGCGTCGGTTCGATCCCATGGCGTCCGAAGGTAGTCGAACGTATGTTCGCACACCACCCGCGGCGGCGTGTCCTCTACGGTGGTGCCATGGAGCGTAGATATCAGGTGTTCATCAGCTCAACCTTCACGGATCTAATCGAGGAACGAAAAGCGATTATTGAAGCTCTACTCCAGATGGACTGCCTCCCGGCGGGAATGGAACTGTTTCCGGCTGGGAATGAGGACCAGTGGACGCTGATCCAAGGTGTCATAGACGCCTCGGATTATTACCTTGTCGTTGTGGGTGGCCGATACGGTAGCACTACCGAAGAAGGAATCAGTTACACGGAGAAGGAATACAACTACGCAATTGAAAAGGGCATCCCGGTTATGGGATTTGTCCCCGCGGAACCTGGGAAAATTCCTAAAGACAAACTCGACATGGACCCGAAAGCGCAGAAACGCCTCGCGGCTTTCCAGGCGAAGGTTCAGAACAAGATTACGAAACGCTGGAATAACGCGAGTGACCTCCAAGCCCAGGTGATAGTAGGCTTGGCACATCTTCAAAAGAAGTTTCCAAGGCCGGGCTGGGTCCGCGGCGATATGGCCATGACTGAGGAAACTCGGACTCAAATAGCAGAATTGCAGGCCGCTCTGTCCAAAGCGGAAAAAGATGTACTGGTGCGAGATAAAACAACCTCAAGCGAGATCGACATCACCTTTGCCCACGGCAAGGACAAAGTAGGACTGTCATTTGGCGCGACGCTTACGGACTCAGATCACAAGATGTACTCAACTTCGGGAAGCTATGAGGTGACATGGGATTACATTGTGCGACGGCTGGGCGTAGCCATGCTCGCCGAAGCTCCCGAAAAGATTCTTCGGGATCGCTTGAATTCGGGCCTTTCCTCTTTGCTGAAGCGCCGTAACTATAGCGAGTATCGTCGAGTCACCGCTTTGATCACCGACGACTCGTGGGGTACTGTGATTATCCAACTGAGGGCACTTGGGATCATTACAACCGGCACAAAGAGAAGGACAGTGTCAGACAGAACTGTCTACTGGGCATTGACGCCCGCTGGCGATGATTACCTCGTCGGACTAAGGGCTCACAAGCGAGTCGCGGATGTCGATACGGCAGTCGAGGAGATCGAGGAAGAAGGCGATTCATAGGCGTCTTGACGCGTCTCGAAGGTCCTCCCAAAGCAAACAGGCCCCCTGTCGAGCGCGTAACAGGCTCGGGGAGTTAGTACTGAAGCATTCCCTGAGTGGGGTGCAGTCGGTCGGTTCTTCAGGGATAGCTTGAATAGCAACTCCCCCTTCAAGGGTACATAAGACGGCAAGCACTTTAGATGATTCTAGTTTGACTTGTCTGCTAGTTCCGCCGGGAACTCTGTACCGATCTCTTCGAGCCGCTTTCCGCCATACATTTTGGCAAGTTCAGCGTGCGTGAAAATCAGGCTGTAGGCGCGGCTTCCACCAAACCTCGATGCGAGACGTTTCGCCTCTACCATGAGTGCGTCTGCTTTGACACGAAACGCCTTGACCTGTTCTACTTCAGTCATTTCTCGTTGGGCTGCTTCTGGGTCCATTATCGTGACTCCGATCCGCTCGCCGTCTGAAATACTCTTGAGTTCTTGAACCGAATTGTCAAGGTGCGCGGGTTGTTTCTCTTTGAGCCCATCAGTACAAAGCAGGCTTTACGATAGCCGAAAACGTTGAGCTGTTTTACCGTGCCATTTTACGTCTGCACGGAAGCCAACAGTCAGGGACTCCCGAGACTACAAAAGAACCGCCCTTAGTAGGACGGTTAGCTCTCAGTTCACGTTCTATTATGAAGGAACGTAATTAGATTGCAACCCCCTACAGGCCGAACTCAGGACGAAGCAATCTTGAACTGAGAGCTTCGTGCTTTTTACTATGATGCACATCGTTACTTAAGTCAATGATTTCTCCGGCAAAGAAGATCCTTCGGTACCAGGAAGCCCGCTAGCCGAATATCAGCGGCGCGAACTCATGGGTCGTAGAGACCATGAACATCTTTGACTCTTCCGCCCCGTACTGCTTGATCCAGTACCTCAGCTTGGCCGCCCGCTCGTCGTCTGGTGCTATGAACAGTACGAACGGCACGAACGTCTCCGCGGCCTCCAGGGCGGCTAAGTAGCCCGCGAGCTTGTCGTTGATCTGCGTCTGGCGCTCCGTGCCCATGTCAATCTCGACCCAAAACGCCAGGTTGCGGCGCTTCGCGATGTCGGCGATGTCTATGAACAGATCTGGTCGGACGATGACGTTGCCGACCTTCCGATGGCTGTCGGGTTCCGTCTCGAAGTTGTCGATCCGGAGCCGGCCCTTCTGCTCGTACTCCAGGAGGGCCGTGTAGGCGTCCGCGATCGCCATGGAGTGCAGCTTGACCGCTCTGAAGGGCCAGTAGGCACCCTCTCGCCCACACAACGCCCACCCTTGCCGCCCGAGCTGGTAGACGTACTGCCCGCTTCCCGCCCCCGTACCGCCGATCATCCTCCGCTCCAGGCGGGCCAGGAACTTCGTCTCCACGAGCCGGTTGAGTGCTCGATACATCGGGGTGTCAGACGCTCCAGTGAAGTGCATCGTTCGGATGTGTCCTGCCGCGAGCTGCCCGAAGCGCGCAACTGACAGGACTATTTGGCGGTCGCGGTCGAGGAGAATCATGGAAGTGACTATGAGACACACCAGTACGCGTGTCAACGAGGCGCGGATCCCTGCCAGCACGCCGATCCTCCGTGGGCCGAAGCGCACGTCTCCCCCACAGCCACTTTCACACCACGGTAAGCGACGTAAAAGCGACTCCACGGGCCTGTGGATAAGCCCATACCATTCCGTGCGACAAAAGTATTGACTATTCGCAGCATAAGCGCATAATGAGTTGCAGGGAGAAGGCGGGACACTAAGTCGGTCCGACAGTCGATCATCCGAGCTCATCAATAGCAAAGCAAGGGGGACATCATTAGGAAGCGATCACATGGAAGAAGGCACCTGGAAAATCGACCGCGCTAGCTACGGCAGCGGGGCAACGAAAGTCAAAGCAACAGATCAGTGGGATCCACTCATGCGAGCGGCACTCAAGGAGCTGGGCCGGCGAGAGACAGAACGAACCGGACAAAAGATTTCGGTCGTCACACTACTCGCGAACCTCAGCGTCCGGAACGGCTCGTTCGCGATTGAGAAGAGAAAGGAGCTGCGACAGATACTAATACAATTGAAGAAGGAGAACACTCATGGCAGAAGGGACCGAACCAGCAACACGTGATATCGCCAAGATGAACCTGTACCAGAAGATCGCTCGGATCACTGGCGACATCGGAGTCATCAAGAAGGGCGGACGCAACTCGGAGCAGAACTACGCGTTCATTGAGTACGCGGCCGTGGCAGGAGAGCTACGAACGCTCTTCGCAAAGTACGGCGTGGTCATCGTGCCACGCATGCAGCGCCCTGACCGTCAGCACCGCGCAGACATCACCAGCAAGAACGGCAAGGCGGGCTACTACGTCCTCATCGAGTTCCACTTCACTATTGTCAACGCGGACGCGCCGGACGACCGTTTCACGGTCTCTTGGTCCGGCGAAGCAGCTGACTTCGGGGACAAGGCGACGAACAAGGCGGCAACGTCCGCGCTCAAGTACTACCTGATGCGCCAGTTCAACATCAGCGAGAAGGGCGAAGACGCCGACGCTGACAGCCCCGAGATCAGCACGGTCGCTCCAGTGGTGACGCGTACTGCCTCTCCGAACAAGCCAGCCAGCGAGAAGCAAATTGCCCTGCTGACCTCCTTGGCGCACCGCAAGGGGAAGGATGCCGAGTGGTTGCTCTCAACGCTCGAGAAGGTTCGAAGCAGTGCGGACGCCTCGACGGTGATCGACAAGCTCGGTGAGCTAGAGGACGCGCAGTAATGCAGGTCTTCGAGTACTTCAGCGACCGTGAGCAGGAGATGCGTGCTGAGGGAGAGATCCTGGAGCATGAGGCACAGACGGTGGGCACCTGCCGTGCATGCCTCAACCACAGCACCAGGCTCGACACTGACGGCCTCTGCGCCGCGTGCGAGGACCAGCCAGCACGAGCAAAGTTGCTCGCCCTGCTGGCACCAACACAACTAATGGGCACAGCCCAAGGAACCACAAAGTGAGTAAAAGGCTAACCAAGATCAAGTTTCACTCGATCGCACGAGACATCAAGGACGGGCGCAGGAGCGTCGCTGAGATGGCAGAGTTCCATCACGTGTCAGGCCAGACGATCCGCGCAGTAAAGCGCACAAGGACGTGGCCGGCGTTCGTCCTGGCGAAGCAGCAGCGCATGTCCTACATCGCCAACGCGAAAGACCAGAAGTTCCACGACGCGCAGAAGGCTGGTCTCAACCCGGTTAGGCGTGCGGCCGCTCCAAAGCTGACGCCTAACGAACAGCGCCTTCAAGACGAGCTAGACCAGCTCGGTTGTTTCATCACCCGCGAGGAGTTCGATCTGAGGATCAATGAGGTGTACGCGCGCCTCGACTGGCACATCGCCAATCTCGTCAGCGAGAAGAAGAGGCGCACCTGGCCATGGGGCCGCCGCTGATGGCAGGGACCGTCGAGGGCGGGAGGAAGGCCACTGCGAAGAACCTCGCCAACGATCCGAACTTCTACAAGAAGATTGGTCGCATCGGAGGTCGCAACGGCACTGCCGGTGGCTTCGCTGCGAATCGCGAGCTGGCGAGCGGGGGAGGGAAGATCGGCGGAGCAAAGTCTCGACGCCGGAGGATCCCCGCTGCCTAGACGTCGCTCGCCACAGAGCAGTGCCGGCACACGAACACCAGGACGTCGAGGGACCGGTCAGCGTTCAGCGCGCGGATGAAGCCAGGCTCCAGCCGGCGCCGCTCACACGCAGAGCAGTAGTGCCGATCGAGTCCTTGCGTCTCCATGTAGGCGACCACGCGGTCACGGAGGGAGTCCGGCCGTTGGATCGCCTGACGCGTCGGTCGTCGTCCCAGACGGGTCGCGACGAGACGCTGCACCTGACGCTCTGAGATCGAGAGACCCAGCTCCTCCTTGATGAAGCGAGCTGACATGCCCTTCTGGGCGTAGTAGAGGATCTCCTCGATGTCGTAGCGGTCGTGCATAGATAGAACTATTTAAACACATAAGGAGGTCGTATGACCCAGAACACCAAGAGCACTAACGATCAAGCAAACGCCGAGTTCGAAGCAATTGTCCGTCCGGTCATCGAGTTCATGAACACAATGCACCCCCACCACACGCTCATTGTCGACTCGACGCGTGCGGAGCTACTCGAAGGCGAACGGGTCTTCAGGACGGACGACTACCTGCAGGATTGATCTTGTCGGAATACTGTCGAGTCGTGAAATGTATCTTCTGCGACGTTGCCACCAGGGGTGGGAGAAGCACCGCTAGCCAGAACACAGAACGGCACCTTGTCAATTAGCTTAAAAGTTGGACAGCAACCCACGTTCGTGGCCTTGTATGCATCGCACACCACGATCAGACCGGGCTGTCAAAGATGACGGCGCTGACCCCTTTTCCACAGGTCGTGACCCGAACCGAGCGCGCGGGGCTAACTAATTGTTGGTGTCGGACACCCGCCCGTTCGTTCCGGGTCACGACTTCGAACGACTCCACGACACATACTCCTCAAGGCTTGCTTCCTCTCGACCCCATGACTGAAGGAAGGAGACAAGCACCGGTGCCACGAAACTGCTACCGGGTTGGTTGAGGAGTATGGTGATGTCTTCAGTGAATTGAGAGGCAAAGGGAGATGCCGCGCGCCCGTTATGCAACTCGAACAACGATGCAGTAGTCATTGTTCTGAGAAGGAGTATTTCTTTATCGCTTCTCGATGCTGCGGAGTTCAGCCCCGCCGCTGTCGCCTCCGCGATGAGGTCGTATGCACGAATGATGAGCGCTCGTCGTTCCTCAGTGGCGACGTCGGCAACCCGAGCGCGTTCGACCGCGACCGCTTCCTCGGTGCGCTTGCTGAAATCCCGCCGCTGAATCCACAACGCCACGAGCACAGACAGGACGATGCTCACGAACGAAGCGATGAGTTCGAGCCAGCTCGTGCGATTGAGTACGTCCTGCCACCAGTCCACGGTCACACCCTAGGGCTGACCACACACATCAACGAACACCGAAGGAGGTGACATGAACGAACCAACACCAACCGGAGCCACTCGATGAGTGCGCTCCTCCACCGAGTCCTGCACGCCGTCGGCCGCTGCCCACGCCAGCGCCTCGGCTACCGATGCAACGGCGGCTCCCGCTGCGGGTGGGACGCATGAGCGAGCGTCAGCCACCGCTAGAAGTGCCCAGCAACGCCGAGTTGCTCTCCTCGATCCTTACGGTCGAGGGGTCGTTCGGTGAGAGCTACAACCGCTTCCACCGCTACAGCCCTCGCAACATTGGCTTCCTAGCCATGCAGGGCTGCCCACCCTCACCCGTGGCCACATTCAAACGTTGGCAGGAGCTCGGCTACCACGTGAAGAAGGGCGAGCGGGCTTACTCGATCCTTCGACCGATCACCGTGAAGCTGAAGGGCGACGAAGCTCCGGAGCCAGCAGCAGACGCGCAGCATGACCAGCCGAAGATGATGCGCCGCTTCAAGGTGGTGCGTGCGCTGTTCCACTATGCCCAGGTGGCGGGCGAAGGCGAGCTACCTCCGTACGTTCCACCAACGTGGGACGAAGCAGGAGCCCTGGAGGCGCTGGACGTGGCCGTAGAACCGTTCCAGCTCTTCAACGGCAACGTCATGGGGTACGCCTACGACCGGACCATCGCCGTCTCCCCTGTTGCTCCGTACCCGTTCAAGACCAAGATGCACGAACTCGGCCACGTGGTAGCCGGTCACACCGAGGACGGCGCGGATGACGAGGACGAGCGCGAGGCGATGCACCAAGGCATCAACGAGTTCCAAGCGGAGTCCACCGCCTACCTGGCGCTGCACCAGCTCGGTGCGGAGGCTCAGATGAACGCGAGCGAGAGCCGCGCCTACGTGCAGCACTGGCTGCGAGGTGGCGAGCCGAGTGAAGTGGAAGTCCGTCAGGTCTTCAGCGCGACAGATCAGATTATCCGGGCCGGACAAATAAGTATTGACCACACTGAGTAGAAGTGCGAATATCAAAGTGTGTTTCTACGCACTACTTAGGCGGTGAGCGTCAATACCGTGGCAGACGTTTAGTGCTCGCAACGATAATAGAACAGCCGTCTCGCACCTTTCACATCAGGATCAACGACAGACATGCGCCCGGGAAGCGTGAAGGAAGAACGCTAGGCCAACGTTTAGGCCGATGAGAGCGGTGGCCGAGAGGTACCGCATGGGGATGTTCCTCTCCAATAACTCTCCCAACTGCGACGTTCGAATCGTCGCCCCACGGTGCAGTCGTTGATCCATCCGGCTCGTTCACCGTCGCCGCCCGTGTTGAGGGGCGGGGACCGGACGCTCCGGATGGACGTGCGATTTAAGTTCCCCTTATCGTACGTTCCAGTCTTGGTCGACGGGTACCTACCGATCCGTCGACCTCCTAGTCCCGCGCATACCTCGCAGGTGCGCGGAACTAGGAGGACACAATCATCGAACGAACCACTCCCCCACACTCCAGAGACGCTGCCCTGTTCGGGCTGGAGACGCTCTACGCCTTGCAGCCGGCCGAGACCCGCGCCGAACACGTCACCCTCATCCAGGAGCATCACGCTGAACTCGTAGAGCGCGTGGGCTGGGTGAACCTGCTGCGTGAGGACCGGAGCATCGGTCTAGACGAGGCCGAGGCCAGTCCAGCGTTTTGGGCCTGGGCGGAGGAGAACGAAGACACGACCGACCAGGTGCTCGACGAGCTCGCGCGGTCGCTCGGCCTAGAGGCCGCTGCTGCTCTCGCTCAGCTGTCCCTGGCCCGCCTGACGGATCGCACGTTGATCCTGCGGAGTCGCAGGCTCGGTGGTGGGGGGCTCCATGCGTAGGGCGACGCTTCCCAACTCGGAGTCGGTGGTCCAGCAACGCGTCTGCCTGTACCTGAAGACGCACTACCCAGAGGCCATCTTTCGCTCTGACTTCGCGTCGGGTCTCAAGCTGTCGATCGGACAGGCGACGCTCCACAAGAGTCTCCAGTCCGGCCGCGCTTGGCCGGACCTCGTGATCTACGAACCCAGGCGCAGCTACCAGGGTCTGTGCATCGAGCTGAAACGCGACGGCGTGGTCATCTTCAAGAACGACGGCACGCTTCGCGCTGACGAGCATCTGCAAGAGCAGGCGGCGATGCTCGACGCACTGCAGCGGCGTGGCTACGCAGCACGGTTCGCCGTCGGCTATGACGCCGCGGTGGGCCTGATCGAGGAGTACTTCGGCTGAGTTCCGAGATCCGGGTACTACCACCCGGATCTCGGAACTGATCGCTGGTGCGACTGCGTGACCGAACGGTCGCGCTGAACATCCACGATCAGGGAGGCGTCATGACGACAGCACTCGTTCTACCGGCAACCGAAGAACCGTACCTCTGTGACCTCACCAGCGCAGAGCAGATCCACTCACTCGTCAACGGCTGGTTCGAGATCCTCGACCTCGTCCAGCCCGGAGCGACGCTCTGGATCAACGACGAAGCCGCGCTGACCAACAAGCCCTTCAACCAGCACGCGATGTGGCTGCTCCTGGCCCACTCGCCAAGCGTCACCACGAGCCCGTTCCTCCGCGGGTCGATCGTCCTCACTGGACCGATGCGCACCAACGAGGACGGGCTGAGCGACGTGGACGACTACTTCGTCGACCTCGTCATCCGCGGCTCCCGGTTCACCGCCGAGGTGTGGCTGAAGGACGCGACCGACTGGAAGGACATGAACATGCCGTTCGAGACCTGGAAGTCGGCGTACCAGGCCGTGCTGAGCCTGAAGGAGCGCTGGTCTGACGTCGAGCGCACCCGAGTTCGTCCGCTCCCCTGAACGTGAAGAGCCCCGCAGCCAGCGGGGCTTCTTCTTTGCGACACGCCCGGGATCTTGACATCCGAAGACAAAAAAGAACGTCTTCCGAAGAAACGCTCTGCACACCACAGAGCACTATAGGGCGCCATAGGGCTTGTTAGCCGTGAGCGGCGAAGCGAGTCGGATCGGTCTCGGCCCCTTGTTCGGCTGAGGCGATCGTTAGTGTGGTTGCTAGTAGGGGTAAGAACGAGACGGACGCGGAAGTACGGCTCGACATCGGTGAAGGAAGGAAAGCATGTACAAGGACGAGTTGAAGAAGGAACGAGACGGCGACGCCTGGCGACGAGCAGGGGTTGTCGCAACTATCGGGAACGCGGTCGTTAATCTGATCCGCATCTTCGTCAGGGATTGAAAGGGCCCCCACCTTCCGCGAGCAGTCGGGACGCTCAAGCGGAAGGTGGGGGCGTAGGTGGGCCGTTCAGGAACCGGGCTTGTAGCCCTTGCGGCGACCCTTGAGGCCGTCGGCGCGCTCCAGCACGGCGCTGAGGTTCGGCGCGAGCTTGTTGAACTCGGCCAGGGTGACGACCATCTCGGTCGTCCGCCCGTTGCGGATCTCCAGCGACACCAGGTTGGCGGCGGGCTTGAGGTCCTTGACCTCGATCGGGAGAGCGTCGAACTGCTTCGGCTCGTCGAGATCGGGGTGGCTGCGGACGATGATCGTGACGATCTCGTCCTCGGTTGCTTCCGCACCAGTGAGGTCACTGACGCGAATTTGGCGGAATCCCAT